CGCGGGAATATCTCTTGCGAGAGATAATCGATAGGGTGAGGTTCACAATACGTGGTTGTGTTTAAAAACTTGGAATCATGGTGTCATTACGACACTACCAAGAGTCAAACATTAATCGGGTGGCTTTTCCTGCTAGCTGAATGCAAAACAAGTAAACGTTAATAACAGAAACAAAGAATTAAAATAAAAGAAAGGACGAGTTGGTAAGTTCGAGACCAGGAACAAGATAACTTAATAACCCATGGCTTGGCCAATGGACTTTAGTGTTTTCTGATTCTTGTTAAGAAACTCAGCGCCTCGCGCAACAAATTTAACAACCTTTTCGATAGAATTGACGGCGGTCATTCCTTTCTCAACTTCTGTAGTAGACCCAGTATAGGGTTTACAAACATTGGATGGAATAGGAAGGCCAGAGGCAGAACTACTTATTACCGGGGTTCCTTCAAGATGGTAGATACTTTCGACCTGAAATGCGGACGTGGTGACGGGTATTCCCTCATAATAGAGATGAATAGCGACTCCACCGACCATTCGGGTAAGATCCTTGTAACCAGCTGTAACGAATGTTCCTGTCGAAGTAGCTTCAACAGATTCGTCACCAGTTACGGTGTTATTTGCGAGAGTACCTCCAGCGATGGAAGCCTTGAAAGTCCAAAAAGCGGAATTTGTATACATACCTGACAGCTCGATATCACCATGGAGAAAGTCTCCAACGGAAAATTCGATAGCAGTAGGGAGTTGTAGTACATTTGCCGAATCTAGGACATTTGACGGTATACCTGTAATGGGAATCATAGAGCTGGCCAGAAGACTGGAGTTCTGAAGATCATTATAGGCAGGTGTTGTGTCACCAATTGGAATGAAAGCAATGATTAAGCGGCCAGTGGCAGAAAGTTCAGGTTGAAGATTGGAAATCTTTAAACCCCAACTTACAAGACGGAAGGTTTCGAAAACCCCGTTAATGCCAGTGGATGTGGTTGCGCCGAAATAACCGTTGTTGATTTGAGAAGCAACAGCAGAATAACGGCCCATCGCAGTACTCAGTACAGAGTTCAATGCAACATTCGTTGTGTGGTGTGTATCAATCATAGAAAGACAAGGACCTGGGAGAAATAACGCCGACCCGGTGGTATCCGCACCTGATGTACCAAGGACAGTTGTCTGGTGCAGGTGGTATGCCTGAGTGGGGAAGGGAAAGGGGTCTGGAACTTTACAACCTAAAGAGCTAGGTGCAAAGGGATCAGAGAGTGCCATAAGAAATGGTTCGCGAGCAATCGTGGATTGTCGACCAAGTTTCTTTGGTACCTTTGGTTTATTATTCGGAGGGACTTGAGCATTCGCCTTTTGGCGATTGACTTTGTTCTTTTGTTTTCTTTGTCTGTTAGAAATCGCTTGAGATGCGGTTTTTGCAAGCTGAAGAGCGAGAGCGGCGGGGATCATATTAATTTAAAAGGAGTGTCTGCGGACACTCCTGTAAACTAACTTCTGGTAAAAGACCAGATATGATAGACTCCACCAGGTCGATAGCGACCTCTCGCACAACTAAATGATTCAAATTTTCTAAAAAAGATGCCTGATCAGACTCGATCTTTTGTGCAACACGGAAGGGGTAACGTCCGTCCATAGCAGCTTGAAAACCAACAAAGTCAGCACAACCGTAATACGGTTTTGTGGCCTTGAAGGATTTCCAAATGCTTGTGGAGATTGAACGATACTTCAACTTAGGTGTACTCAAATTATCTAGAGTATGGATCATAAACGGGTCAGGGGTGGAAACTTCACTTTTATCAAGAGGATCATGGAAGCCTTCAGGGATCGGATTACCGAAACCAACAAGAACTTCTTGACCGTCAGGATTAAGTAAAGAATCACCGACTCGATATGACTGATATATGGGCTCTCCCTCGTAGGGGAGTAGGAACTTCGGCTTGTTTGTATCGACAAGGGTGATACATCCAACTTCTAACTGACCTATAGTAGGTTTGTCAAGAAGGGACGTTACACGATTGTGAAGAAATAAGGCCAAAGCGGATTGGTGGTGAGTAACCTCGGACTTAATAGCCCGATCCGGTCTCACGAAACCCAACCCTCCTAAAATCTTAGGTAGAAATAAACTAAAAAACCCGGAATGGGAAGCAACAGCAATATTATTCTTGTGATAGTATAAAAAGCGCCGATGGGTATCTGTCTTGTTATGACATCCCTTGAGTACTTTATTATACAAATCCCAAATTGGGAGAATTTCACCTGAGTCACCGCCCTTACTTTGTCCTATTAAAAGGCCAACGTTAAGGTAGGTACACTCACGAAGTTCATCACAGTCTTCATTGTAGCGAAAACACTGAGAATTAATCGTAAAGGTATTATGGTGAACGTAGTTCTTCCCAACTGACAGTTGGAAGCCTGCTACTGTGATATACTTCAACCAGATTGCGTAAAAGCGATCATTGGTTTGGAAATATATGTCATCACCGTTTACCAGTACGGGTAAATCGAACACACTAACTTTTAAGCGCGGAAGCAAAACATTGCGATCCATGTTGATATACTCTTCCAAAGCTCGCTTATAGCAAATCAAATTTGCCAAGCAGAGTATAGGAAAACTGAGAATCGAACCCATTAGCTGACCATTCATTTGGTCAACTGAGAAGAATTCGGAGTCAGGAGTAACGTCAAGATGTGAAAGTTCAGAGGACTTAAGATCCTCAGAATATCGTTTTGGGTAGCGTAACCGTTGGGCATATAGAACCTGCCGATAAACCGCGCGATCCTCTTCAGGAACGTGCATACAAGCAAGGAACTGCTCAAAAATTTGAGTAGTAAAATGCAAGTTAAGTTTGTCGGTTGCGGCTTTATAATCGCCTGAAACATGCTTAGAAAAATCAAAACTGAATCCAGGAAGTTGAACAGCTACTTTCGACTCGAGTTTACTCAACTTCGACCAAACATCACGAAAATCTTTCGGACGGAGAGGACGAGTTGTCAAAACAAGAGAAGGAAATCTGTTGATATACTTCTTCATCAATTTCTGGAGAGCAATACACAAAAAGGAGGGCAGGGCTTCCGACTTCGTGATTATCCGAACCTTCAAAGGTTCAGGTAAAGCGACTACGGCAGTGTTCATCAAAGGATTGATGTCAATGTCGTTATCTTTCACATAGTTGGGACCAAGCAATTCACCGAATTGTGCGATCATTTCGATCGTATCTTGCTTCTCTTTAATTTTATCTTTACATAGTTTGAGGACATGCGCCATGTCGGGGAGTTGGTATGTAGTGTTTGTTGCAACCTTACCCTTACAGTAGATGGGATCAGATTCCACCAGTTGTAAGTTAAGGGACTCAACAATCTCCATATAAGCGCCTCCTTTCTCTCGAGTTTTTTCAAAACAAGAGTTATGGGAAGGTTCATGCATCGCAATCTCAAAATCAGAACAAGGGGTATGAAAGAACGATTTTGTCGTAGACAGGAAGGTTGAATCAATCATGTTGACCGGGCTACTCATTAAAGAGTAACTGTCCGGAGCACGAAGATAACCATCCGAATCCAAATAGGACTCAAATTGTTCACCCGTATATTCATCAATCAAAATCGAATGAGGAACGTGCGTTGGGGGAGTTGTCATGGCAATCACATGACCTTTAAGCTCCTTTAACAGGTAACTATCAGGTACGGTAGCACAACCGCGTTTCACCCCTTGTAAAAGGGCAAAACCAAGTGTCGAAGCCATCAGATTAGTGGAATTCATCTTATTTTTAAGGAACCTTTTAACATGACCAGTCCAAATCCAACTTGAACCCACAAAGTGTGAGGGACGAGGAGGAAGATTGGTCGCAAGTGGATCGTAACCTAATTCGAGTAACTGTGTGTACTCAAAATCTGGTATGATGCCTTTGCGATGGTCCATGTACACTGCCATAGGACAAGCAGTGTGGTACTTAATAGAAGATATCCAATTATCTGGGTGTATTTTTGAAGCATTTTCGAATAACTTAATTTGTTGTTCAAAGGGAAATCGCTGCAAGAAGTCTGGGTACAAGTCAATTAAGACTGACAACTCGGCGGCACAAAACATCAATACTGACATAATAAATCGGTCAGCACAACAAAACGCAGCCTTGAAAGGGCGGATCGATCCACAGAAGTTCGACACTACAAGTGTCTGAGCCTCAATGGTCGTACCATACCTAGCAAGCGTTTTTGCTGAACGTCGGAGAGAGTCCTTTAGAAAGACCTCAATCTCATCCGCTCTATCACAGACATTTACGTTCTGTACTTGAATCCCCTTGATTATTCTTCGGAGTAGTTTAGAAATTTGAGTATTAGATGTTATCAGAACAAGCTTGTTCGACAACCACGTATTTGCGCCCGGGATCTGGAGAAACTTAGACTTAAGTTTTCCGGCTTGCCGAACGCGTGCAGGGACACCCCTGCGCTGTGAACCAATCAACCCATCGATCATCTCCCGCGCGCTATGCGGGGGAGTGTCTGAAGGTGCTTCTTGTAG